ATCCACCAACGTAACATTAATTTTGAACTACAAGTGACAAGTAATCAACCATACCCTGTGTCTTTGGTATCAATGATGTGGGAAGGTAACTATTCTCCACGTTATTATAGGAGGACTTAATTATGGCAATTGGTGCAATTATTGGTGCTGCAGCGTCTATCGCTGGTGGTATTTTTGGTGCATCTTCTGCTAGCTCAGCTAACAAAAAGGCAGAAAAGTCACAGAAAAAACAAGAAAAAGCAGCTCAAAAGGCAGCTGATAATGCGAATAAGTATAACGCAAGAGCCTTTGAAATTGAAAAACAAAACTATTATAACAATAGGGCATATCAACGCGATACTCAATTAGCAAATTGGAGGTATAACCAAACCATCCAAGACTATGAATATCGTGCTGTTGTAGAACGTTATGCTAAATCAGTTGAAAACACAGAGAATCAACTAGCTTATAATAGTATTGCTGCAATTGATGCTTACGCAGCAGAGCAGGCTTCATTGAATGAATTGATGACTGAAGATGCTTTTAGTCGTCAAGGTATGCTTGTTGATCGTTTACAACAAGAAGGTGCTGCTGCATTAGGTCAAGCAGGTAACAGCAGAAATAAAGCAATTCAATCTAGGTTAGCTGCTGCTGGTCGTGATTCTGCTGTCATGGATGCCAGCCTTACCAGCTCTGTTGAGCAGTCTGGCCGTAACATGCGTCAAATTGCTATTCAGAAATATGGTGCTGATTTAGCTGCTAAAGCACAGATGATGATTAGACCTGAAGCACTACCTGACATACCTCTACCAACACAAGCACCTGAGCGTATCTTTATCAAACCAATGAAGGTTACACCAACTTACATCCCACCAGCAGTACAACAAAGTACAGTAGCTCCTATTTTTTCAGGAATTAGCTCAGGTGCATCTGCTTTAGCAGGTGTTGATTGGTCTGAAATTTTTGAATGATTAAACTATGAAACAAGCACAATTTAGAAGGGCTGCACAGTCTCCTGGTTTTCGTCCCATTCAAGTCAGTGGTGCTGAAATTTCACGTATGCGTGAAGAAAGTGCTCGTGTCGTCCAAGGTATGCGTAATGTACGTGATGCTGAGATTCAAAACCGTGAGCGGGAATTAAGTGAGGTAAAAGAAAACCAAAGATCTGAAGCAGCTTCACGGGAAAGAAATTACCAAATTCAAACACAAAACCAGCAAAGAGAATTAAGTGGTCTTCAACTAGAAGCCCGAGCGCGTCAACAACAGTTTACAGCCGATCAAGAAGCTGCTGCTCAAATTTTTAAAAGTGTTGCCAACATTAGTGAAACTGCAGGTAAGGTTTATGGTCAATATGTAGAAATTAAAGAAAACAAGCAGATTAATGAGGCTTTACTTGCATTTGAAGAAGATCCTAATAAAGATAAATTTTACAGCACTTTACTTGGTGAACAAATTAGCGATGAGTTAGAAGAGCAGAGGCAGTCAAGGTTAGATGAAGCGGAGGTTAGCGGTGCTGATCCTCTAGCTGTAGCTAAATCACGTAACTATAGTGACAGAGTACAACGTGAAATCAAAAAAGGTAAGGTAGCGTATTTCCTTACTAATGAGTATCCAACCTTACTCAATAAGCAATTAAAGTTAAAAGAGCAAGAGTTGGGACGCCCTTTAACTTCTAGCGAAGTTGCCGCTGAATCAACACAGTTTAAAAATGATACCTTTGAGCTTATAAGGACACAAGGTGGTATAGCACTTAAGCCAGCTACTATGCGTACTGCTTTAGCGCAAGCAAACAAGTCTAATCAATCTATATTAAACACAGCAAGGGATAGGGAACTAAAAGCTGAAAAACAAATATCTCTTGATAATGCCACCACTATTTTAACTCAAAACCCAACTGAATTTGCTACTAACATTATTCCATCTTTTCGAGCAGTTTACAGGGCTAATGGTTATAATTATGCTAAAGCACATGATTGGTATGAAAACCTAGCAACTATGCGTGGTCCTAATGGTAATTTTTTATTTACTGAGGAGCAATTAGCAAGTGTTGTATTAACAGAAGGTGAGAAACCTTATAAAGAGCAGAGACCTGCACGCTTCTCTAACATGATGCGTACACGTCAACAAGACGATAATAGTTTTAGACAGCAACAAATTACTTCTGATAACCTTGCATATAAAGAAGCTGAGCAAAAGTTTTTAACAGGTTTTGCAGAAAATCCTACTAAAGCTTATGCTGAAGAATCTAGAGCACAGTTCCTAGAAACTTTTGGAAGAGTACCAGAAAGTCTTAATAAAGCTTTAAATAGTTATACAATTGAAGCACAGACTAAAGCAAAACAAATTGAACAAATTGAAGCAATTCCTGATGGATTTATCAGGCAAGTAGATGTGGATGCTTTGTCTTATCTTGATCCCACAGCGGCACGTAATTTAGACAAACGCTTTCAAGCTCAAGAACGTAAATACAAACAAGGTATTTTTAAAGATCAATCTGATTCATTTAAAACTGTTGCAAATGGTGTAACTTCTTTTGGTAGTCAAAAACCTAACACACCTGCTAGTGTGTTTTTACAGCAACAAATGCGTGCCGAATACCGTCGTAGGGTAGACCAAGCCGTTGCAGGTGGTGCTGATTTTAATACTGCTGCAAATACAATTGCTCAGCAATTATCGTCTGAAGTAAGTGCTGGAGCTAGAGATCCTAATAGTAAATGGTATCGTAAACCTTCTAAACCTGGTGGCTCTGCTGACTTCCCTAACTTGAACACTGGTGCTGTATCAGCAGTTGAGCAATCAAAACGTAACTACAACGCACTTGTTACTTCTATCGGTAAAGATGGTTTAGAAAAAACTTTAGATACACCCGGAAGTATTATAACTGCAGAAGAGGGTGCATCAATCCTTCAAACCTATGGTAAACCTGGTTTTGTAATCCCAACTGATGTCCTTGCAGTTGCAGGTATGGGTAACGGTACTGATCCTTTTACTATTATTAATAAGCAACTTAAAGCTTTAGATTTGCCTGAACTTGATCCCCCTCAAATTACACAAGACATTAATAATGAGTTGTCTCCTGAATTACGTCAAGAGATATACAATAATATTAATGGACCACGTCAAAAGATGCGTGCACTTGAGCAAGGTAGTACAAGACAAACTGGTAATGTAAATAGGTTCCGTAATTCAGGTTCTATGCGTGCTGGTTCTCCAATGAGAAGAACTGCAGGATCTAGGGAGGAGAATGCTTTTATTCAAACTATTCGTACTGTAGAAGGTACTAGTGGTCCTCAAGGTTATAACACTGTTTATGGTGGTGCAGTTGTACCACAACTAACTCAAATGACATTGGGTGAATTGTATGATGCAATTAAACTTGGTGGAACAGATGCTATCCCTGCTAGACTTGGTGGTGGTAAGATTCCATTCAAGAAAGATCGGTACAATTCATCTGCATCAGGAGCTTTGCAATTGATGCCTGAAACATTACGGGGTTTAGTAAATCGTGGTGGTTATAGCTGGAACGATACATTTAGTCCTGAAACACAAGATCGAATGATTATTGACCTTGCTCGTCAAGGTGGTGTTGATATTGAAAACATGAGTCCTTCACAAATGTCAAAAGCTGGTAATATTTGGGCGGGTGCTTCACCTAGGTATGGTCAAACTACTAGGACAGCTTCTGACTCGTATAATATTTATCAGCGTCTACTTCAACAATAAATTAAACTATGGAATACGATCCTTATGAGCAGTTTAGAGAGGATCCAGGTGAAATGGAGTTGTCTGATGAGTTTAACGCTCAACTGCAGCTTCAACAGCGAGCTGAAGAGTTAGCTGTACCTGAGGAACCTACTTCTACGGAAGGACAATCTGAACAACCTCAACCCCCAGCTCCTTCTACGGAAGAAGCACAACCTGGTGAAACTATCACCTTTGAAAACGGTAAAACGTATGATGTAGCAGACATCGAATATCGTGATGGTATTCCTTTTGTCAAACCAGAAGCTAATGCTAAATATGAAGAAGGTGGTCTTTCTTATTTAGGTCAACCTCTTAGTGAAACAAGTCAACAAGTTGGAGAACGTCTTAGTGCTATTGGTCAAGGAATCTTTGATACTGGCATTGAATTTCTTAATAGAATACCGGGTGTTAACATCCGTAAACCCACTGACTTTGAAGATGAAGTTGCCCAATCAGTAAGGCAAATCTCTGCTGTTGTTGCACCTACTATTATGTTAGGTGCTGCTGGTAAAGCTGCTGGCACTGCTGCTAACACACGTGTGGGATGGTCTATTGGTAACAGTAAGTTTGTACAATGGTTAGGAGAACGTGGTATTGAAGCTGCAGCAGGTACTGTTGTTGGTGCTGTTAGCAGCGAATATACTGAAGATAACCTAAGCGGTACTCTCAAAAAATCATTCCCTAAAACATTCGACTTTATCCCTGATAGCATGGCTACCTTGGATGAAGATGATGAAGACACTAAACGTCAAAAGAATATCTACGAAGACTTAGGTATGGGTTTTGTAACAGACCTTGCTATTGGTTCTGTTCGCTTTGCTAATGCACTGTTTGGTGCTAAAGGTGCTTTACGTAAATCAAATAAATTAGTAGGTGAGACTGACGAAGCACGTGCTTGGATAAAACAAAACCAACCTGTTGAAAAAGCTGTAGACCCTGAAGATGCTATTATACGTTCTGCTATCAAACAAGAAGAAGCTTTAGATGAGGTTGGTATGTATGGTTACAGCCTAAACCCTAACCTTGATCAACCTATCAAAGGTGTCCATGATATGTATGATTACACTGAAGTAGGTGTACGTACTGTGGATGACTTTGGTGTTGTTGGAGCTGCTATTGATAGTGCACGAATTGCACGTAATCTCGATACCACTTACGGTCGTATTGGTAACATGATCTCTGAGCCTGCAATGAAGTATGCTCTTACTGATGGTGATGCTGCTCAAGATATTGTACTTGGTCTTGCTGATCAACTCAAGCAAGCTGGTCGTATCGGTATGGAAGGTAATGGCTGGAAAGTTACGTTTGATGATGTACTAGATGCTAACGAAGATCTTGCAATTCAATTGTTTGATCCTCGTATGACAAAAGCAGATGTGCGTCAAGTACTTGAACCTTTTATTTTTCGTGACGCCGATGGTACTGAACGTCTAGCTGAAGGTGGATTTGCAATGTCTGCTAGAATGCTTCGCGGTTATGCTTCAGAACTCACTAGTATGGATGTAGCACGAGCACAAGCTTTGCTTGCCGGAAACCTTTCTGGACGTATATCCGACCTTTCTGAAGGTGCTCGCTTGATGGCTGGTACTAGTGCTGTACGTGAAGCAACTGATAAAATTGTTGACATGATGCAATACGTCAATCAATTATCTGCTTCTGCTAAGTACTACAAGAACCGTAAGATGGGTCTAATCCAACAAGTAAAGAATGGATTTAGAAACATTGAAGGTTATAATGAAGCTACTGTACTTGGTGCTGGTGAGACTGCTCAACGTATCTTTAAAGATTCTCAACGGTTTGCGTCTACTATGCGTCAAATTGCACAGAATCAACCACAATTAATGGATGAGTTTTTATTTGCTTATGAACTTACTGATGGTAGTATTGATACTATTGTTAAGATGAATAAGTGGATTGATGAGCAAACCATTGATCTTGGTAAAGGTCTTATTAATCTAAACCCCGAAGTACAAAACAAAATCGTTGCTGGTGTTTGGTCTAACATTTATAATAACATCCTTGGGCTTGGTTCTAGTGTTAAAGCACTTGTTGGTAACATGGGTGGTATTATTGCACAACCCACTGCTCACTTTGCTGGTGCTTTGATGTCTTGGGATCTGAAAGCAATTCAACGTGGTTGGGTGGCTTATAGTTCAATTGGTGAAACACTTCAACGTGCTTTACCTTATGCTGGTGATGTATTCCTACGTGCTTCACGTGAACCTGATTCTGTACGTTCTGGTACACGTATTGATTTGTTAATGCAATCTGAGCGTGAGTTAGAATTCCTTAAGATGTCTGCACGTCGTCAAGCGGCAGAAGGCAATCCTGGTTTACAGTATATTGTAAATCAAATTGAACTTCTAAATGATCTTTCAAAGGATCCTGTATTGCGGTTTGGTCCTAATGCTATGACTGCAATGGATGGATTCACTGGTGTATTTAATGCAGCAGCTGAATCACGATTCCGTGCAATGGATGAGCTTATTGCATCTGGTAAGCCAATCACAAAAGAAAACGTTAAACCTGTTGCTAATAAGTATTATAAGCAGATGTTTAACGATGATGGTTTGCTAAATGATAAAGCTGTTAAGTATTCTACAGATGAAATGGCACTTAACATTGACACACCGTTAGCTCAAGGTATTACTGATCTTACTAATATCTTACCTGCTGTTAAGCCATTTATGATGTTCCAAAATACCAGTATTAATGCCATTGATATTATGGGTAAGTATGGTCCTTGGATGCCTTACCAACGTGATGTTAATGAACTAGCTTACACTCCTCTTGTTGATTTACTAGCAGATGAAGATCGTGTAAACCAACTACTTAAAGCACGTAACATTAACATTGAAAATATGGATGTTATTGCTAAGCAAAATAAACTTGCTGATCTTAAGTACATGGCTAGGGGTCGTAAGGCTATTGGTGCTCTTGCTATGCTTGGTACTTATAACCTTATGATGAATGATCGTATTACTGGTGATGGTTTCTACGACAAAGAAACTCAATTAGCTCGTGTTAAGAACTCTAACTGGAAACCACGTAGTATTAAAGGACTTGATGGTAAGTGGTATTCGTACGACCAACTTGGTCCTATTGCAGATTGGCTTGCTCTTTCGGCAAACATTGCTGATAACTTTGATAGTTTAGGTGAAGCAAAAATCGAAAACCTTAGAAATAAACTTGCTTTTATCATGAGTGCTGCTATTACTAACCGTACTGCTTTATCTTCTATCAAACCTTTGATGGACATTACAAGTGGTAATGGGGCTGCTATTAGTAGGTGGACTGCTGGGTTTGTCAATAGTCTTGGACCTTTAGCTGCATTACGTGGTGATTTCTCACGTATTCTTAGTGAAGGATTACAAGAAGTTGAGGCTGATTTCATGTCTCAAATTGAAAACCGTAATAGGTTTGTTGGTGCATTATTTGATAGTAATCGACAACCCTTTATTTATAGCCCTGTTACTGGTAAGAAACCAAATGGTTATGGTTTTATGCAACGCCTTTGGAATGCTTACAGTCCTATTCAAGTTCATCCTGAACAGTCTCCTGAAGAAAAATTCTTACAAGAGATGGAGTTTGACGTAAACACTACGTTTAGGTCTAAGGATGGTGTACGTTTGCTTCCTAAGGAACGTTCTGAATTGTTCCGATTGATGGGTGAGCGTGAGTTCTTTAAAGATGCTATTAAAGAGATTATGCGTGATGCTGGTGATTGGAAGAGTATTCAAGAACTACGTGAGCTACGTAACAAAGGGTATAAATCTGATGAAGTGTCTCTTAAAAAATGGCATGATATTCATGCACGATTGTCTGAAGCTAGACGTGCTGCAGAGGATATTGCTTATGCAGAAATGAATGCAGACATGTATGCTGCTATTGAGTTAAGGCAGGTGCAACAAGATCTTATGGAAGAGTCTTCAACAGCTGGTGAAATTTTTGATCCATCTATTCTTAACCAACGTAAATAAACATGGCAACAACTGAAACATTTGCAATGGGAGATGGAACAACCACTGAGTTTGGTTTTTCCTTTCCCTACATTAAAACTGAAGACGTTAAAGTAGAACTTCAAGAGTATGATGCCACCCAAACTGCTGGTAATCAAATTATCAGTAGACAGACTATTACCGCTTTTGTAGTACCATCTAATAATCCTACTGTTGTACAATTCTCATCAATTGGTACAGCAACTAATTATCAAGCAGCTAATGGTGCACCTCTTGCTAATCATGCGGTAAGTGGTCTTTCCATTAGAGTACGTATTTACCGGTTTACTGATGCTGATAGCATTCCAGCTACTTTTATTCAAGGTTCTGCTATTCGTGCACAAGATTTGAATGATAATTTTGAACAAAACTTGTATATTATGCAAGAACGTCAAAATACAATTGTATCTATTCAAACTGGTGGAATTGGTGAGAATGTTAT